CTTTATATCTGTGCCTTTTTGTAGAATAATCACATTGTCTTGGTGATTATACAGCGCCTTTATGCGTGGAATGTCTGTTCCGTTTTTGTTTGCTTCGTCAACTTTGTCTTGAGTGTAGGCAATTACCTGGATTTGCTCTTCAGTCTCGTATATAACTTCAGGGTAGTCTTCTCCGTGGTACTCAAATTCGCTGTTCGCAGTCAACCATTCAATATGAGCATCAAAAGGATGTGGCTGCAAATGATAGGAAACTGTGCCTATTATTAGCAGTATGAATATCGCCCAGGAAAATATCATCTTGTTGCCCATATTGTATTTATTGACGTAAATACTGATATATTTTAGGAGAGGATGGTCAAGAAAGACAGATTCCTTCTCAAAGATATGTGCAAAGCATAGAAGAACAGGTCAAAAAACAGCGGGCGGCTATAGACGTACTAGAACGCAAGCTCGCCCGCTCGGAAAGAACGCAAGAACAGTTAGCTTCTCAGCTTTCTCAGATTATGCGTTCTTGATCTTTTTGACAAGGTCTGCCTTTTTCAAACTTGCATTAACTTTGATGCCTTGTTTTTTAGCATGTTCAATTAACTGAGGCTTAGTCATTGAGTCTACATCTACAGATTTACTTGCAGGCTTTCTGCCAGTAGTTGCTGTAGGTTTTTTCTTAGTTTCTTTTTTTGGCGCTGGTTCTGCTTCTACCTTGGGAGTTATAATCGGTCTCTCAAGAGTAGGTTTTTCATTCTTGCCAAAAAACAGGTTCTTTAACCATCCAAACATTTTTTTGTCTCCTTTGTATTGGTAGAATATTTATACTAAATAATATTATCAGTTAACTTTTTGGAGAGAACGGTGATAAAATCTTTTATAAAAAATAGATTAAACGAAAGAACTAGTTTAGATGGTGCAATTTTAATCGGTGCAGGCATAGTTTTTTTAATCTTCAAACCTGTTGCATCCGTTGTAGCATATGGTGCAATAGGTTATGGACTATACACTTTATTTGCAAAAAACTAAAATTTACTAACAGGAAGTTCTGAGCTTGCAGTAAGTTGCCATATCTTTCTTTTCTCAACTCCTCTTTTTTGCGCAAATCTTTTTGCATCACAATTATCACAAACATGAAAATAATTATTATTAAGGCGTGTTGGATTCATTTTTCGTCGCGGCCTTGTAAACTCTTCCCCGCAAGCATCACATTTTAAATTTACATATCTCTGTATTCGAGTATAGTAATGTTCTTTTCCTAATTTGCTTTTTCTTTTATAACGGGTTTTGTTTTCAAAATAACCTAAATACATATAGCTATTTACATTAGGCTTACAAAATTTTACGATAAATAATAAACAGGAGAAAAAATGACTATCCGCAAGTTAACCGAAACAGCAAAAAATCATATAAATTCAATTTGTAACGAAAGGAATTGTTATGGTGTTTCTTTAAATCTAAAAGGGGGCGGGTGTGCAGGATTCGAATATGAATGGGGAACTATTTCAAAAGATCAAGTCAATGAAGAAGATGAAATAATTTCTACAGGAACAGGCAATCTTATAATTGGTGCATCAAGTCTTCCTTTTTTAGAAGGAACAGAAATCGATTACGTAACCGAAATGCTTGGTTCTAAAATTAAAATTAGAAATCCTAATGTGCAATCAGCATGCGGGTGCGGTGTTAGTATAAGTTTTTAAAAATCGGAGCAAAGAATGGCAAAACAGCAAATCAACATCGGCATCGAAGGGAACGACGGAACTGGTGATTCTATTAGAGAAAGTTTTAGAAAAACCAATGAAAACTTTGACGAGATCTACGGCTTAGTCGGCGAAGGAGGTTTAATAAGTTTTACTTCGTTTGAAGACACACCAGACGTATTGTTACCTAACACTGTTCTTTTAGTAGATTCGGCTGGGGTAAATTTAAACTCAGTAGAACTTGCATCTGACAGGGCACTTAATCCTAACAATGCTGACACTGTAAGTTTTGATTTTTCTGTTAATGGTAAATTGATAATATCAACAGAATTTGGTAGAATAGGCGACGATCAAACTCCTTTTCTTACAAAACCTCTAGATGCTAGATCAAATTCGTTAGGTAATATAGAAATTTCAGATACAGCAGCATCTGATTTTAATATAACACACGGTACAAATATCACAATCGAAGATTTAGTAATCGACAAAAAGTTTGCTGATTCAAGATATATCATTAATTCAAATGTTTTGCCAGTAAGAATTGAAAGCGAGCCTGAGGACACGAACAGCTATTTTCTTAATATAGACGATTACGTAAATGGAAATCTCTTGTTATCTGATCACGGATTTGATCGAGCTGTAAACGGAACACTTTTTAGCTTCGAAAGTAGATTTAACGATCCTAATGGTTTAACTTCGGGCACTGTTTACGAAATACGCTATGTAAATGATGATCAATTAAGTGTATATGATGTTAACAGCGGTGATAAAATTTCAGTAACTGGAAGTATTGACACAAGCATTGGTGACTTTCATCAAATCATTGATGCTAGCTATAATGAGGATCTTTTAGGAAACTTTAGAGAAGACGCACCGGTTCCTCGCAAGAGTGCAGTAAGAAGGCAGGGCGACAAAATGGAAGGGACTCTGTTTTTAGATGACCATCCAGGAGACCTCTCAGGATTCGGTAATGTATCTGGAAGCGACGATTTGCAGGCTGCAACTAAATTTTATGTAGACAATACATCATATTCTTCAACTGAAAACATATTTGTGACTACTAGCGGCGACGACAGAATGAAAGGCGTGGCACCAGGCAAGGAAGGAACTGCATTTGATTTTGGATTTAGATCAATAAATGCAGCAGCTAAGCGAGCAGAAGAAATAATTAGAGCAAGCGAACCTGAAGCAGGTCCGTATATGCAAACAATTACTAACGAAGACGGTGCAAACGATGCTCTAGTAACATCTGCAGCTATTAAAAATCCTATTTACTCAGATACACGAAATCTAATACTAAAAAATCTAGAATATATTCTAAATGAATCATTAGAATTCTTAAGAGAAAATTTTGAAAATTTTATTTTCGATGAAGATTCATGGGCAGAAGACATCACTCGCATAGTGAATGCAATTTCGTTTGATATAAATCGAGGTGCTAATGCAAATATATTAACTCGATCGGCTGCTGAAAGATTCTATGCAACAGTTGACGGACGTTACAAAATAAAAAGTCAACAAAGTCAAGTTTTTGAGTTAATAAATTTTGTAAGAGACCTAATTGACGGTATACTACATAATAGATTGTATCAGCGTAAGTTTGATCTTGAGTTCGAGCCACCGCAAAACTTAGTACAACTTATCGATAAAAATACTTCAACAATAACAAGCGGAAATCCCCAAGGTAGCACTGTTCCTCACCAACTTGAAAACGGAGACCAAGTTAAGTTTAGAAGAGTCGATAGTACAACTGATATCGGAATGGACGAAATTGACAGACAAACTGCTTATGTAAGAGTTTTAACCGATACTGAATTTGAGCTTTATACTGATAAAGAACTAAGAAATAAATTTGATATTTCTAGTTATTCAGATTATACTCTTGGTTTACAATTTGGAAAAACATTCCAAGAAAGAATAGCCGATTTTAATTCTACAAAACTAGATCAAATTTTTGATTTTTCTTATAATGACGATCAAGATGCAGAAGATTCGGTTTTAAATAATTTTGATTTAGTAATTGAAATAATACAAAACGGAATCGACGCCGGACGTGGCGCTATTTTTGGATCAAATTATGAAATCAAACTTGATAACGGTGCAACAAAATCTCATGTAGATCAAGCAGACCCTCAAAATGTAGATACCCTTCCAGGAAAAGTAATTGTTGGAAATTCTTCTGGTGCAAAAGGAAGAATCGTGTCTTTAACAAATTCTAGCGAAGAAGATACATTTGAACTTATTCCTTTAAATTCGATTGATTTTGAAGTTGGAGAATCTGTAAGTTTTGGAAATTTTGTTAAACAAAAACAAGTTACAATATGTGTTGAATCAGGCACCTACGAAGAAGACTATCCGATTAAACTTGCAGCAAACGTATCTCTAAAGGGTGACGAATTTAGAAGAATTATTGTTAGGCCAAAAAAACGGTTATCTCAATCAAAATGGTCTGATACATATTTCTTTAGAGATTTAGAATTCGATGATATACCATTGCTTCCGGTAAAACACTCCCAAATAGACCAAGTAGGAGTTGTCGACTCTGATGTTATCGAAGTTGACAATACAAGCTGGATGAGCATCGATCAACCCATACGGTTTGCTGGGCAAAATCTAATAGGAGGATCAATAGACGAAGATACTACTTATTACATAACTTCGATAGGTCAAGATCAAATAACAGTTTCCGATGTTGTCGGCGGATCAAATATAACATTTACAGCCGAAACTGGAAGAATGTATATTATCGAAAGCAGTGTTGCTCCATTTATTAATCAAAGCGATCAGTTACAAGGTTATTTTGGAAGACATTACTTGGAAGATCCTTTTAAAGAAAAAAATGTAGGTATAGTTCCGTTAAATTCAGGAAACTTTGTAAAAGCATCAGAAATTATAAAACTTAACATTAGTTTTATTCTAGAAGAAATTCTAGGTGATAAAGGATTAAGTCAAACACAGCAGACCAAGTTTAAAGAAATAATAGAACCTGTTTTTGAAAATATAGCAACAGATTTTGAAATAGGTGAAACTGAGTTTACATTAGAATCACAAAGCAATCTTTATCTCTTTACAGAGTCTACTGATTGGTCGTTTATTTCTCAACTATTAGATGATGCTAGACCTATAATAGTCGAACTGCTTAATGGCAACGAACCTACACAAAATTATAATTTAAGACCGGACATGCGTGTAGGCGAAGCCGAATCTGGCACAGTTGCTTTATTTGGAAATCTTCTAGAATTGGTTCTATTTGCATTTAATGAAGATTTTAATCCTGCAAAAATAAATGATGCCGCCGGTGTCGATGTTTTCATGATGGACGATGCAACAATAGTCAGAAACGTGACCGTACAAGGCCACGGAGGATTTATGGTTGTTCTAGATCCGGAAGGACAGATATTAACTAAATCACCTTACATACAGACAGGCACTAGTTTTTCAAAAAGCGACAGCGAAAAAGCATTTCGTGGCGGAATGTACATAGATGCGTTTGTTGGGAACATACCGACAAAAATTGTTAATATTGTAAGTCCATTTGTTTTAGATGTCAAAAGTGACCTTGGACAGGGTTTATATATTAGACCTCCGGAACTGCCGTGTCCCTTTTATGTAGATGGCATCAGGTATCAAGTAAATGCAATTTCAGATTATGTCAGTGGTAACGGCGAAGCAAGAATTTATCTTGATAGTAGTAGCAATCCTGATCAATCAAATATCGGGCAAGGCTATCAAGGTGCTGTAAACAAAAATATTTTCCTACAAACTGCAGGGAATCGATCTATATTGGGGAATGACTTTACACAGATAAACGATCTAGGATACGGCCTAGTCACCAATAACGGTGCTTTGTCAGAAATGGTATCAATGTTCACTTATTACTGTCAAGCAGGATATTATGCAAAAAATGGTTCAGAAATCCGATCTCTAAACGGGTCTAATGGTTATGGTAATTTTGCACTAGTTTCAGAAGGTGCTGATCCTAACGAAATTCCTGATCAAATTACTTATGATCAAGATATGACTTATCCTGTACAAGCAATAACATTTCTTCAGTCAGGTGAAAACACAAATCTAGAAGATCAAACAAATTTATATATTACAGATGCAAAATATCCTCCACAACCTAATTCTATAGTTGTTATCGACCATGGCGGTTCAATTGGAACCCTTCGCTATCGAGTTAGCACAGTTGAAATTAGTGACGAATTAACTGCAACAGGAACCGTATACGATAATACCGTGTATCGATTACAATTTTCAGGGACTATTGCAGGAGAAGGTGGTGACTTTTTTAGTGAGCTACAAGACGACGTTGCAAACGGAACAGCGGTTGAATATCGTTCTAGCGAAACTCACCAACTAACCGGTGTGCGAGATAAATTTAGTTTAGTGACAAGACCATCTACTTCTATTAACTTCGACGAAAGTGACGAAGTTACCTATAGATCAATTTCTTTTTCAGGATTTAACAACTACGGGACTGAATTAGATACTGATTCTGTTATTGTAGTATTTGATTTGCCTTATGATGTAGTTGAAATTCCTGTAGATTTTGAAAGAGTTACCGGAAATAAAGGAGACACTGCAGGCGATACTGAAATTGCAATTCGCACAATTAAACCAACTGGTAATGAACTAACTGATAGTGAAATTACTAGGTTAACTAGAGACGTCGCCGGAAGACAGCCAGGCGATCCTGGTTATTCTGGCGGAATGATTTTAACATGGGCAGGTCGAAGCCATAAAATCGAAAACTTTGAATTTGATCCTGAAGTTATAAATGCAGGAGATTTTATCGAAGGCAGAAACTACACAATTTTGGATATAGGAGACACAGACTGGAACGCTGTTGCAGATACAAGCGGAGTCACCTACGAAAACGGAGATACCTTTACTGCACAGAATTCGGGGTCAGGTACAGGAGCTGCGTTCGACAATAATGCAGCTAAAATAACAATTTCAAGCAGTCCTATAACGGATATTACCAGCGGCGGTACTGGAATTTCTCAACCGTTTACTGAAGATAGAGTGTTATATGCTGGATTACCTGAAGACACTACAGGAGAAATCACAAAAAGCATTTCTCTCTGTAGGGCAACCGGACATGACTTTACGCAAATCGGAACCGGGGGCTATAACGATTCAAACTATCCGAATGTAATTTTAGGCGATCCTGTAAATAGTTTGGCTCCGTTCTATACAAACGAACCAACTGCATCGAGTGCGCAGGTTTGGGAAAGACGAAAAGGCAGAGTATTTTGGGTAAGCACAGACCAGTTTGGATTTTTTAGAGTTGGTCGTTTCTTTAATGTTGATCAAGCACAAGGTTCAATAAGTTTTTCTGGTGAAATCGGTATAACAGATATTAATCAATTAGGTTTCAAGAAAGGTGTTAGTATAGACGAATTTTCTATAGACGATACAATGGCAGACGTTTCAGAAAATGCTGTTCCTGTAGAAAAAGCGATAGTTGGTTATGTTAATAAAAGATTAGGTTTAGATTCTGTCGGAAATACTGTTTCAGGTACGTTAGGTTCGGGTTATCTTCCACTTAACGGAATTGCAGCAATGATAGGTTCAATAGATATGGGGAACAACCAGATTAAAAATCTAGACGATCCCGATAATGATCCTAAAACTGCTACTAATAAGAGTTATGTAGACGAAATTGCACAAAATTACAATAAGTTTACAGATTTAAAAGACATCGAAATTAATTCTCTAGAAGGAAGTCAATTTTTAGTATCAACCGGTCACAAAAGAATTTTTGTAAACGCAACCGATCCAGCAAATTGGCAACCTGGTAGTCAATTTGAAATTAGCAGTTCTCCGGTCGGAACTCCTATCGGAGAAATTGTCGACAAGCAAAATATCAGTGACGGTATCTATAACAATGTTGATATTATTACATACAGAGAAATTTCTGGGGTGTTTTCAAAAAATGACGAAGTATCAGATGGCAACGAAATCACAGAAATTCTAGAAGGTCCATACAACGAATTTGCAAACGGAGAGATTACATCAAATTCAGTAATCGAAATAACTGCAACTAGAAATCAATCTAATACTGATTTAAATTTGCAAATTAAGAATGACTCGTTACTTAATACAGATATAGCAGCTAATGCAGGTATTCAACAAAATAAACTATCGATGCAAAAAGCTGATACATTTGTCGAGCAAGATGCAGTAACAGGCTGGAACGGGACTTCAAGCAAAACACAATCGGACCTTGGTTTAGCAACATTTTCAGACGAAAATTTTGAAACACAGGACGGCTACGTTCGAATAAAAAACAACGGAATTGCTTTTGCGGAATTACCGCTGGTTAATCAGTATGAATTATACGGAAGAGTAAACACAAACACGGGTGACACAGAATCGATATCTTTCAGTGATGTGATAAAATACGGATCAGGTCTTGAAGACAATGACTTCGACGGTAATAACTGGACTACAACTTCAGTAACAAAATTAGAACTAAATGGAGATGTATCAGCAGAGCCTGGAGATATTATACAACAATTAACAAGTGGTGCAACCGGAACTGTTCAAGCAAGAATAATTCATAAATCGGTATTATATTTGATTGACATTGTTGGAACATTTGACAGCAGTAACAATATTTCTAATGCAACTACACTCGAAAATTATGAAGTGAGACCAACTTCGGTACAACAGGTTACTACCGGAGGAGATGCTTTAGTAAAAATAGATGAAGATAATGATGTCTATGCTACTACAACGGTAACTAATAATACTTCGCCAAATACTATTGTACGAAGAGATACCAGAGGTTTTGTAGCTGCTGAAGGGTTGCAACTAAATCAAAATGATATTATAACCTATTCCGGAGGAGTAGTTCGTTTTAGGACACCGGGAGGAGACACAGTGTTTTCTTCTGAAAGTTCAAGTAATGCAAACGGAAAAACAATTACATCTGTTCCTGACAGTCTGTCAGTCGGCGGCGACAACAGAGAAGATGCTAGCACGTTTCAATTAAATTCAGATTCCTACTCAGAAAATGGGTGGATTTCTACTAATTGGCTTTATACAAACTTCATTGAAGCAAATAATGAAGGAGATTCAAATTCAACTGGGATCGGAATCGGTAACGGAACCGGGTTCAGTAATTCTGCTGATAATGTAATAGGATTTGTTACAAACGGATCTGAAAGAATGGTGATAGATGAAACATCGGTAAGAACTTTGAGTCAAGTCGAAGTAGAAAACGGTCTGATTGTTTCCGGAGGAAGATTGGTAGTTCCTATAGGAGATACCGCCGATAGAACTAATACACCCACAGCCGGTGTGATCCGTTTTAATACAGAAACAGATGCATTCGAAGGATATCATAATTCGGAATGGAGGAATTTAGGTGCAGACAGCGATGCATCTCTACAAGTTGCTTCTCTAGGTGTAGGTACACCTGCTTCTGGAGTTGCTGGAGAAATAAGAGCTACTGGAGATATAGTTTCTCACTTTTCGGACAAACGTTTGAAAAAAGATATCGAAAAAATAAGTCATGCCTACGAGAGGATTAAATTAATTAGCGGCGTAACATATTCTCCAAATGAACTTGCCCTAGACAAAGGATTTAGAGATGAAAAATCAGTAGGTGTAATTGCACAAGAAATAGAAAAAGTTATGCCAGAAGCGGTCAAGATGGCACCATTTGACGCACTAAATAAAGGCGACAGTGTTACTTCCAAATCGGGAAAAGATTATAAAACTGTTCAATACGAAAAACTAGTTCCTTTGTTAATAGAAGCAATTAAAGATTTAGGGACAATGGTAGAAGAGTTAAAAGGTAGATTATAAATGGCTACAAGCTTATTAGATTCAGGGGTAGAATTTCCTGATAATTCTACGCAAACAAAGGCTTTACCACAAAAAGGAATTATTATGTGGTATGGTGATATAAGTAACATACCGCAAGGTTGGGCTCTTTGTGACGGCTTGCAAGACACACCGGATCTTAGAGACAAATTTGTCGTCGGTGCTGGCGATGAATACATCGAAAATTCAACTGGTGGTGCCGAAACGGTAATGCTAGCATCGCCTAATATCCCCAAACATAGTCATTCGTCATCGTCGTCGGGCGAAACAGGAGAAGGAGGTAAACACAGTCATAGCAGTAGCGTAAGCACTGTTCCAGCGCATTCTCATCCTTATTCTCCAGTTGCATTAGCTGTTCCGCCTCCTTTTAACTATGCTGGAAGATTGCCAGGCCCAGACTCTCTTAACACTGGAAGTATTAATCCTGCAGATTCGCATGGACACTCTGTAGGAAACATAAGCAACGAAGGAGCCCATACACACACTGGGTCAATAACTTTGGGAGAAATCGGAAATAGCGACGATCATAACAACTTACCGCCATTTTTTTGTTTGATGTTTTTGATGAGGTTATAGATGAGCACAGAACTTGTAAATCAAGGAATTAAATTTCCTAATGAAACTGTTCAAGAATCAGCATTGCCTGCTGGGTCAATTATTATTTGGGGTGGATTTATTGAAAATATTCCGTCAGGATGGTATCTTTGCGACGGCCAAAATGGAACCATAGATTTAAGAAATTATTTTATTGTAGGAGCCGGTGACAAATATTCGCTAAACGAAACAGGAGGGGAGAAAACAACAGTTCTTAGTCAACCTAAATTACCTCAGCATTCTCATCCAGTTGAAAATGTAGCAGTAGATCCTGGAGGATCACACTCCCATTCGAATAAAACAACAAGTACTCGACCATCACACAGTCATTCTTCAAATTTAAATGTAGATGCTACAGGCGCCCTAAATTACGAATCAAACGGTTTTGAAAAATTTGCTTTTAAATTTAATTCAGGCGGCGGAGGTAGTCACAGTCATCCTTCAAGTGTGAGCGAAGCACCAGACCATAAACATCCTGTAACAGTGAACGTAGGCGACACTCCTAGTTTGAATAATGCCGACCCTCATGAAAATAGACCTCCTTACTATGCCTTAGCTTTCATAATGGAGGTATCAACATGAGTACAAGTTTAGTTTCAACTGGTGTACAATTCCCCGACTCTAGTATTCAACCTACAGGGTTACCGGTAGGAGCTATTGTTATATGGCAGAAGCCTCTAGAAGAATTACCAGATGGTTGGAAAATCTGTAACGGGCAAAATGGTACACCAGATTTAAGAAATCAATTTGTGTTAGGAGCCGGCAATACTCGTAATATAGGAGACGTCGGCGGAAGTGACACAGTAGTCCTACAATCTCCTGAAATACCTCAGCATACTCATTCATCGACTCTAAATGTTAATTTAGCTGGTTCGCACTCTCATAATGTAAGTGTAGGTAACACGCCGTCACATAATCATCCTGTAAACGGAGCACTAACTACTCCAAGTTCTGGCAGAGTTCCGTTTACCAGGGGTGTAACAGGACCTTCAAGTGCTAGAACTATTAATTTAGCCGCAAGAGGCCAACATAGTCACAGTGTGTCATTTGGAACAGCGGGCGATCATACTCATCCAATTAGCACAGACGATATTTCTATCGGATCTGCAGGAGAAAGCGACCCTCACGAAAATCGCCCACCGTTTCGTGCATTATACTTTATTATGAAAGTTGGAGAATAAGAATGAAAAAAATACCAAGAAGATATATTGATCTTGTTATAGACGAAATCGGTCTTTACGATGAAAGAGTACTTGATTTCGATGCAAGTAATCATTTCGACGAAGACATTACAATGATAATACAAGAAGGCAAGGAAATTTGGGTTGAACATGATCCATTTCAAGGAAAAGTCTATGATTATGATTTTTCAATTGCTTATAAATTATGGGAGTGGGCCGAGCACGAAATAAACAAAAGAGACGAAGAATTATCTAAATCAACTAGAGAAGAAGAGCTTTTAACTGCTGCAACAGTTGGTATATTAAGAGCACTAGAGGAATTTAAACTTGCTGATAGATTTGAAATTTGGGCTGCTTCGACTGATAGAACATTTAGAGAAAAAATCTATCTAAATCATGTTCAAACTTGGAGGAAGACTGACCCAGAAATACAGTCATTGTTAGAATTCCTTGATTTAACACAAAAAGATATAGATCGAATTTGGGAACTTGCAAGGTCATACAATTTTTAATTATGAATAAAGAATTAAAACAAAACAACTACATACTAGTAAAAGAAATGATACCCAGCGAAAGAGCAGAAATGCTAGCAGCAGAGTTTGAAAATTTTGCAAAAAATAGTCCAATGGCGATTTACGATGAGCAATGTCCTAAATCAATTGCGATGTACGATTTCATGCCTTTTGTAAGACTTATGGTAGAACTTACTCCAAAAATGAACGGTATTGTTAAGGAACAGCTACTTCCTACTTATGCATATTCGAGAGTGTATCAAAACGGGGAAATTTTAGATCGTCACCTAGACCGGCCAGCATGTGAAATTAGCATGACAATGAATCTTAGCCAAGACAGATATAACTGGCCAATTTTTATTAAAAATCCTCAAGGAGAAGAAAAAAGTATAAATCTAAATCCCGGCGATGCTCTTGTATATAGAGGTACAGTTGCAGAGCACTGGCGAGATTCGTTCCAAGGAGAAAAACATATTCAAGTTTTTATGCACTACGTAAGGGCGTTCGGAGAAAATTGTTGGGCTTATTTTGACAAAAGGAAATGATTAAATGTTTAATGAAGAAATTGTAAACGCACTCTCAAACTATATTAAAGTATATGATGATATTATTCCCGAAGATGTATGCGATCGAATAATTTCAGAATATGGAGAAACAGATGAATGGCTTGCTTCGAAAGTAGGTAATGATGTTTTAGATAGATCAGTACGAAACGTCGAAAGCATTCCGATTTCAATGCCAGAATCGTTACATCGAAACTGGGACACTCGATATAATATTGATAAGTTGGTTTGGGAAGCAGCTGGTCGATCTATAAGTGCATATAATGCAGACTTTCCTCTTTGCAAAATTGAAGAAGATTGCGGATATATGCTTCTTAAATATGAAGAAGGTCAATTTTACAAAGAACATACAGATTCTTATAAACAACATCCTCGAGCTGTTACGGCAATTTTTGGTTTGAATAATGATTATTCAGGCGGCGAATTTGGTTTTTTTCAAGGAAGTGTTAAATACAGTATAAAGAAAGGATCGGTTCTTATGTTTCCTTCTAATTTTATGTATCCACACGAAGTGCTAGAAGTAACACAGGGAACTAGATTTTCAATAGTAACATGGTTTATTTAATATGGCTGAAAGATTCCCAATAATTTTTGACAGAGATGACGATAATAGATTAAAAGAGCTTCCGTCTGGAGATAGTCTAAATCTTCTTGGAAGCGGAATAGTTAATGCAAGTAACATTGACACAGATGGTACTATTTCGGCCTCTTCGATACTAATCGATAACAAGACTCTATCAGATGTTGCTTTTAGCGGTGATTTTAACGATCTTGATAATACTCCTGTTATAACTCCACTCGATTGGGATAATATCAGCAATAGGCCCGATATTCCTCAGAACATTAAAGACTTAGACGATGTTATATCAAGTCAGTTTTCGAGCGGAGATGTACTAAAATATAATGGAGTTACTGAGCAGTTTGAACCAACTCAAGAATTTTTATCAGAAGTTGTTTTATCAACAAGATCAATAACTGAATTTGCAGACGTAATTAGTGTAGGCGATACGACTAATAGATTTTTGAAATTTCGAGCCGGTGCTTGGAGACCAACTTTTGTAGAAGCAGGTGATATAAAAAAACTAGATGAAGTTAATTTGAGTACCTTTATCAACGACGCTGGTTTTGTTAATTTCGCAGACATTGCAGACGAAATAAAATACGACGGTGATGTAATAGGATCGGTATATGCTGATGATTCAACTTTATTAGTCGACGGAGTAAGCGGATATATTCCCTACGAAGTACTCGATGGTGTGCCAACTGCATTAAGTGATTTTGCAAATGATACTTTATATATTGCAAGGTCAGATCTTTTTGCAGGTGGAGATATAGAATATGAGCCATTAACCGGAACATTTTCGTTTACTGAAAGAACCGATCAAGAAGTTAGAGATTTGTTTAGCAGTGCAGGAGACTTATCATACGACAGTTCAATTGGTGAATTTTCTCTAGTAACTTATAAGTCTGCTGATTTTGATAACGACCTAGCTACAAAAACCACAGACGATGTTACTGAAGGCACTTCTAATCTTTATTTTTTAACGTCTCGTGCTAGACAAAGTCTTAATGCTGCGGGAGATTTATCTTATGATACCGAAACCGGCGTGTTTTCTTTTAACGAAAGAACCGATGCTGAAATAAGATCGTTATTCAGCGCATCTGGCGATTTATCATATAATTCAGAAACCGGCAATTTTATACTGTTTAATAGAACTGACAACGAAATACGAAATTTATTTTCTGCAGGCGGTGATTTAATCTTCGACAATAATACTGGAGTTTTTTCAGTAACAACTTACAAAGATAGTGACGTAGACAGTTATCTACAAGGCGGAACGGGTGTTTTTTATTCTAATGGCACAATATCAATCGGACAAGACGTCGGAACTGACAAAGACGTAATATTTAATCAAGTTACTGTAAATTCTGACTTGATTGTAAATGGTACAACTACTACAATTAATACTGAGACAATCCTCCTTTCTGATAATATAATTGTTCTAAATGCAAATTATGTTGGTACTAATCCTACTGAAAGTGCTGGAATAGAAGTAGAACGAGGCACTTTCGGTAATAAACAATTTTTATGGAACGAAACTGATAATAAATGGACAGTCGGAACCGATACGTTTGAAGCAGAAGATTTTGAAGGTAATTTAACTGGTTCGGTATTTTCGTCAACTGGTATTACACTTGTCGACAGTGATAACAACGAAATTAATTTTATAAACAAAACGACTGATGATCTTCCTGAAGGTACATTTAATCGATACTATAGCGATAGTTTTATAGAGTCTTATCTTGGTGGCGGAGTTGGTGTTACTTTTAGTGATGGCGACATTTCTATAGGACAAGATGTAGGCACTGACAGAGATGTTACATTTGTTAGAGTTTTTGCTGATTTAATCGGCGACGTTGATGGCACTGTATCCAGCTTAGGAAATCAAAATACCAGTACCTTAGCAGAAGACCCTGCAGCAACGCCCACAAGCGGAACAATGTATTTTACAGAAGATCGAGCTCGTGCAGCTATTAGTGCCTCGGGCGATCTTACCTATGACGCACAAACAGGTGTAATTTCTAATTCTGTTGATATTTTAACTGAAACCGATGTACGTGGTTTGTTTACCGCAACTGGAGATTTAAATTATAACCAATCAACAGGTGAGTTTTCCCTGGTAAAATATACCGACACAGATGCTAGACAAGCACTTTCGGTAACAGATACCGGCGGCGACGGGTCATTATCGTATGATAATTCAACTGGTATTTTTACCTATATTGGGCCTAGCGCAGCAGAAGTCAGAGCTCACTTTTCAGCAACAGGCGATTTAAACTATAACCAATCAACAGGCGAGTTTTCGGTTACAAACTATAAATCAAGTGATTTTGACAATGACCTAGCTACAAAAACCACAGACGATATCACCGAAGGAACGTCAAACAGATATTTTGCAACAGAATTGGTTGATGCTCATCTTACTGGTGGCACCGGTGTTTCTTATTCAACAGGAACAATCTCTATTGGGCAAGCTGTTGATACTTCGTCAGATGTAACATTTAACTCTGTAACCTTAACCGACAAAGTTCAAATTCCAAATTCGTCTATTGATATAAACAAGAACGGAACAGTGGGGGGTAGCACCGATTTAGAAAATTTTGTAAACGGACGACTTGACATAACAGATACTTCGATAACTAACAACTCGCTGAACACCGGAATCTTTTTGTTTGATAACGACATACTAACAGAAGGAGTAAGTATTGACTGGCAGGGTTCGTTTGCTATTGCTAGTAAAGACAAAAGCAATGTTGATCAGTACAGTAAATGTTATATTGCTGCAAGTCCAAGTATTATGGCTCACGGCTCGAATAAGTTTGAATGGTATCAAACTTCAGACGAAGGAGTTGACTTAGAGCCCAACTTGTTAATGCAGTTGTCGGATAATGTTTTAGAAGTAAATGAAATTCAAGCTAATCTTAAAGGCAATGTAACCGGAGAAGTTATTGGTTCCATATTTGCAGACGACTCGACTTTATTAGTTGACGGAGTAAATGGTTCTTTACCTTATGTCGCTAATTCCCCTAGCGACTGGCAATCTCCTGCTCCTCAAACAGTGGCAGAAGCATTAGATAGAATAGCGGCTGCTGTTGCTTCTCTTGGCACGAATCCTTAATAAATATTATAAACGGGGTTAAAAAATGACTATCAAACGCATTAATGTAGGTGAAATTGCCAATGACGGAACAGGGGACGATCTTAGAGAAGCTTTTATTAAGGTTAACGATAACTTTACAGAAGTTGATAACAAGATAACCTCTACAAATATTACTGCACAAAATCTAGGAACAACCGGTGTTGGTGTTTTTGCAAAGCAAGAAAATAGTATATTATATTTCAAAGAACTACAGGCCGGTAATAATACTAATATAACAACAACGAATAACTCTATAATAATCGAAAGCGCAGGCGGACTTGACGAAATTCTAGTTCTTTCTGACAACGGTTCTATAACTGTTGACGGTTCTAATTATTTAGGAATTCAAGGAGGAAATATTATAGAAACACGGTCTCCGGGTAATACTTTGTTTATCGACTTGAAAGATTCTGGAATTGTGGAACACGATACTGATCCTAGATTAAGTGCAACTCTAAAAGCGCAAAACAATGACATATCCAATGTCAATACAATAAATGCACAAGAGTTTGTCGGTCCTTTAACAGGACTAGTAAACGGAGTTGATATAAACGACATCAATAGATATTTTGGAGAAAATTGGGATTTTGGTGAAATTATACCTAGTTTTTCGAATATTATGGAATACATAATCTTTAGTGTAGATGTAGATCTAGGGTCGTTTGTTGGACAAGATCTTGAATTCTTTAATGTTGACTTGGGCGGGATTTGATGTCGAACATTTGGACCGCAAGATCTAATACTACACTAGCACTCCTACAGGAAGGTGTAGAAAAAACAATCAATTTACCTGTTCAATCAGATGCTGAGATTAGACTAATTGCTGGCACAATTCCTCCCGGAATGGAATTGATAGGAACCACAATAACCGGAACTCCACAAGAAGTTGCAAAAAATACCAAATTTAGATTCGTTCTTAGGGCAATAGTAAATAACAGCAAGTATGATAGAACATTTTCTATCAGCATTCAAGGAGCCGATGATCCGGTATGGCAAACTCCTGAAGATCTATTAGCTGTTGGAAACAATGAAACATATTTTATTTTAGATAGTTATCCGGTTGATTTTCAATTAGAAGCACTTGATCCCGACTTAGAAGCAGGACAAACACTTAGATATTTTATTGCAAGCGGCGACGGAATACTTCCTCCCGGAATAACACTTACCGAAGACGGAAGATTAATCGGGGTAGTTGACCCAATCTTAGCATTAGAAAAAGAATCTGAGCAAGGTTTCTATGATCAAGGCAGGTTTGATCGAACACCATATGATTTTGCAATAAAGTCTTCAATAGGTTATAGCAGTTTTTTTTATGATCTAGAAGTTTATGATTATGCGGTTAATGAAAGAGTTCCGCGAAAATTAAATAGGTATTATCAGTTTACAGTGTCGGTTTCAGACGGATACACTGTTGCAAAAAGAACTTTTAGAATATTTGTAGTAGGCGATGATTTCTTAAGGTCTGATAATACAGTTATGAACGTAGGAACTGGAATATTCACTGCAGATAATACATTTGTAAGAAATCCTATATGGCTAACTCCAAAAGATTTAGGAGTAAGACGTGCTAATAACTTTATTACACTATTTTTAGATACACTAGATCCTAATCAAGTTCCTGGAATTATTGTCTACAAACTTGAATTAACTAACCCTGGGAAATATAGGTTAAAAAGCACCGGAGAAATAATCGAAAACGGAAAATATGAACTAACAGGAGATTTGCCCACTTTCCTTCAATCAAATTTCTCTGCTTCTTCGCCCGACCAATGGGAAGTAATAGAAGCAGAAACATTTAGTGAATTGCCGCCCGGAACCGATCTCGACGAACAATCAGGAGAAGTGTTTGGAAGAATTCCTTACCAGCCAGCAGTTACAAAAACATATAAATTTACAGTAAATGCTCGTAGAGTTGCTGCTAGAAACGATTTAATTGACCTTAATGTTTTTACAGAAGAAGAAGCACTTGTTGGTAGCACTAGTATTAGAATTAATAAATTGAGAGAAAACACAAATAGAGTTAAAAACAAGAAATTCGAAATACAAAAAATCTTTTATACAGTAATAGGAATTGACACATCTAGTACTGACTATGATGTTCTTTTTCTTGACAAGCCATTAGAAACATATGTAAAACCTCGAACAGGTATAGATCTAGGAGTGATATCAGTTTCAGCTCAAGAAGTTGCTGAAACCTTAAAAACTTTTAATGTTCAACTAATCGGAGAGATTGATAGCACTATACAATGGATTACGCCAAGCGATTTAGGCAGTATTCCTAGTAATTATATTTCAATACTTAAAATTCAAGCCGAAACAACTGTTCCCGATTCGTTTTTATTCTATACTTTAGAATCTGGTACACTACCTCCGGGATTAGAATTGTCTTTTTCTGGAGAGATTTTTGGAAAAGTACGAAACCAACAAATCCCTACTGATACAAATTATAGTTTTACAGTCAAGGCAAGAGATCAATTTGGGTTAAGTGCAATTACTCAAACTTTTAATTTATTAGTAAAAAACAAAGACGACACACTTTATTCGAATATTTACTATAAACCCCTTCTTCCAAGACAAAATCGAAATCAATTAACTAATTTTTTAACAGATAATTCTATTGTTTCGCCTGAAGATATTTATAGAATAAATGATCCAAATTTTGGTATACAAAAAGAAACTAAAATACTTCTTTATGCCGGTATAGAAACAGTCGAAGCTAAATTTTATGTAAGTGCTGCTGCAAAATACGCAAAACGAAAAACTTTGAAAGTACGAGACGTAAAATCTGCTGTAGCAAAAGAACCTGGAACTAATAATGAAATTTATGAAGTAGTATACTTAGATGTTTTTGATCCTGCAGAAAGCAACGATAATAAAAAGAAAATTAAAATTTCAACAAACCAGTTAATAACAGTCGATAGTATAAAGACAACGCCAGATAATCCTTTGTATGATACTACTACTCTTTCTTATTTAAATATTGGTCAACGCGGTAACAATGACAATAAAATTTACTTTAACACAAATCTTCAAGTTGAAACTCGCAATGATATTGAATTAATTAGTTTTGAAAATTTTCGATTTTTTCCAACTAGAGAGTTTGGCAAAGTAGAAATATTATTTAATCAGGGATCAGAAACAAATATTTTCTATAGAGCAAATCTGGAAAATCTTATCGGAGCCGACAGCGACGCTGTTAGAGTTAGTGACAGCAAGAGTCAAACAAGATATCTAAGTAATACTTCAAATTTAAGAGAAAATCTTCGAGATGTAGGGAAAAACGAAAGAGACTTTTTGCCTTTGTGGATGCGCACACCACAAGAAGGTAGTCTTCAAGAATTAGGGTTTACATTAGCAGTTCCGCTTATCTATTGCAAGCCTGGTAATAGTGAACTGATTTTAGCAGCAATACGAAATAGTAATTTTGATTTAAAACAACTACATCTAGAAATAGATAGATTTATAATAGACGCAACGCAAGGGCGTTCGCAGGAACAGTATATATTATTTGCAAACTATGAATTTAATTTGTGATAAATAGGGTTGGAGGATTTAAATGGCCAGTAATATTAACACAAACGGTATCAATACCGATTATCCGACGCCCGGAGTAGATAATTCTACAGAAGGCTTCCGAACTAATTTTGGTAGTATCAAAAACAATCTTGATATTGCAAAATTAGAAATTGACGATTTAACTGAAAATGTAGCAAGAACTGATAGACAGTCAAACTTTAATGGTAATCAAATAGCCGATGCAAGTCTTTTGTCAGTTTCAGAATCAGTATTTGATTTAGGAAATATTGTTAATACGACAGAGATTACTCACGAAAATGGATCATTTCAAGTAATCACAGTAGGCGATAATGTTAATTTTACATTTAACAAATGGCCAGAAAATGGAAATTTTGCTTCAATAAAATTAGCAATTTTTAATGTCGATAATGAATCGTCTAATATAATAACATTTAATACAATAGAAAATCAAACTTTCTATTTTGATGGAAATTGGCCAGAAATAATTATTTTAAATAATCAAAATAGTTATAAACTATTCGAATTTACTAGTTTTGACGGTGGTGTAAACATTTACGCACATTATCACGGAACTTATTCTAATGACCTTAGTAATAGCACTGAGGTAAGGAATCTAAGTGTAAGTAGAGATGTAAACATAAACGGTAATTTGCGAGTAAACGGTTCTCTTATTTTTCCAGATCTAGAAATTGCAGTTGGTATAACAAATCTTCAAGATGTACAAATTAATGAACCCATCGACAAGCAAGTTTTAAGATATAATCTTGATACAGAACAATGGGAAAATTCTGATTCATTAGAAGTTGAAAACATAGTTGTTACTGTGCAGGATAACGGAACCGGTGCACAAGATGAGTTTTTCTTTGACGGTGAACGTGTCGCCGAAATTGCTGATTTTACTTTAGAACAGGGAAAAATTTATAAATTTGATTTATCTGACACAACAAATTCTGACGCTGCTTTGAGATTTTCAACTACACCGGATACTAGTGTTCCGGCTAGTATAACAGAATACAGTGAAAATGTAGAAATTAACGGCGAAGCAGGAACCAACGGAGCATATGTACAAATAAAAATTACTGAAGAGACTCCGAATCCATTATATTTATGGGGCGTAGAAAATCAACTTGACACATCTCTAATTGGAGGGGGCACAGACGGCGGTGTTAAGATAGGAATAAAAAGAAAAAGCGGAACTTTTGATGAACTAAAAGGAACTTTAAGAGGCGGTGTAATAGGAGAAAACGATTTAGAAATTATTGATTTTGAAAATTCGGTAGTTGTTGGAAATGTTGCTCCGTCAGAATTTATTGTTCCAAATCTATCGTCGTCTGATAGAGATGCTACAGTTCCTGCATCAGGAAAGCTTATATTTAATACTGACTCGGAAACATTACAGATTTATGTAGATCAAATAGGATGGGTAGATGTTTAATCCATTAACTGAAAATCTAACATTATTATCTGATGAAGAATTAACTAAAAAAATTAACGAACTTACAAAGAAGTTTTATCAAACTCAAAATCCCACAGTACAAAATCAAATAAGTTTGTTTATTGATATGTATAAATATGAACAATTCGAACGTAGTCGAAAGCAAATCAATGCAGACAACAACAATCCAGATCTTGACAATTTGATTAATATCAATTAAACTAATGAAATGCTTATAAAAACTGATAACTTGGGGATACCTCGATTCTCTAATCAAGATCTTATCAATATGATCTATAATGGTCAAACGGACAAATGTCATGTGGTTCTATGCGATCCTTCTGACGAAGTTGATAAATTTAATGAAGCAGCACAAGAACAGGGTTTGCCTACTCTACACAAATATATCCCTATTGATGCAGATAAATCAGAATTTGATTCTGCATGTCAGTCACAGTGGCTAATGCCAGAAGAATACAAACAGCTTGATATACAAGAATGGTTTATCTATGCTATCGCAAGAGAACTTGAAATAGATCCTGAAGAAGTATACCTAAAAAATAACACAAAAGAAGTAAAACGGCTAGAAGAAGAACTAGAAGCGTTTTATAAAAACAACATGTTTGATCTGCTTAGATATATGATCTATCTTGTGGACTTTATGCGCAAAAATGGAATAGTCTGGGGAGTAGGCAGAGGATCATCGGTAGCAAGTTATGTGCTATACCTCATCGGAGTGCATCGCATTAATCCTATCCAATATGGCCTAGATTGGCAAGAGTTTCTAAGATAAGTACAAATATTATAGGAGAGAATAATGACTCAAAGAAAGATTTACAAAACAATGCAAGGAAAAACTGTAGATATGGATCTACTACGCCAAAGAAATGAACTTACTCCTGCAGTCGGAAATGCAAGAGTGAATGCTAGAGGTGATCAATTAGGCCCTGGCGGGAAAATTGTTAAAAAACGTGAAGATATAATAAAAGAACAAAATGGACAATCACCGATACCAGATGAGATTACTACTAAAAAACAAAATAAACGTAATAAAGAAGAAGAAAATTTACACAATAATTTAGATGAAACTGCTAACTGGATAGAAGATAAAGAAGGTAATTTTGTACGCAAGGAGGACAAATGAGCGTAAATTATAACGCCATAGAAATAAAAGAAAATCTCAAAGCTGTAGGGAATAGGGTACTAGTTTCTGATATGTACTTCGGGGAGCAGAAAACTGCAAGCGGTATCATCCTAAGAGACGACGACGGTACTACTAGAGGCGTTTATCCACGCTGGGGACGAGTATATCGAAAAGGACCTCACAATGATGATCCTTATTCCGAAGGTGATTGGGTCCTTGTTGAACACGGCCGTTGGACACGTGGTATTACCGTCGATGACGGCAAAGAACAAGAAATTAGAATGGTAGAAGCTGAAAGTATTCTTGGCTGGGCAGACGAGAAACCAGAAGGTATTATTCTTGGCAACGAGTACAGAGACGGAGAATCTGCTACTATTGATCCTTCATCATTTGTAACTACTTGATCTTGACTCCTCTACTTAAAGGTGTTATACTTTATATAAACAGTAGAGGAGTTTTTCTTTGGCAACACACGCATCAATCGACCTTGAAACAATTGATGTTCGTCCGCAAGCAACTGTGCTTAGTTTGGGTGCTGTTAAATTCAATCCGCTTAGTTTTGCTGAGCCACATTCCGAACTTTATTTTAAGATCAGCATTGACGATCAAGATAGATTAGGACGCACTACGAGCGATGCAACTCTTGCATGGTGGAGCAAGCAGGACCCTGCTATCATGGGGGAAGCATTTGATCAAACAGGTGCTGTTACAGTAGAAGATGCAATGACACAGATTTCAAAGTTTTCTGTAGGTGTTGATACATTCTGGGGACAAGGCTACGGTTTTGACTACACAATGCTGGAAGACATGTATCGTAGCATTGGCCGA